GTCTAAAATTAATATAATAATTTCATTAAAAGTAATATTAGGAAGAATATTAGAAAATAAAAGGTCAATAATACCATATCTATATGATGTAAATACATCATTTAATTTTAGTCCCATTTCATCAATTAAAGAAAAAACATTTTTATAATTTGAAATATATATACGAGGTCCATGTTCTGTAAAAAGTCCTTCCTTATCTCTAATAACACGATGACATCCTCCAATTGTTTTTTCACGATCTACTATAAGTATTTTTTTACCTTTTATATTACTTAAACACTGTGCTAATGCAAGCCCAGTTGGTCCAGCACCTACAATAACTATATCATATGATTTATTATCCATATTATAATAATACTATATAAAAAATGATAGAATAATAATATATATAAATTATGACAAGTCACAGTCCTACATTTATAGAAGTATGTGCAGGTTGCGGAGGTTTAAGTTCTGGTTTAATTAATGCAGGTTTTACACCATTATTATTAAATGATAATAATAAAGATTGTTGTAATACATTAAAAAAAAATCATGAAGGAGCCAATATAATATGTTGTTCAATGGACAAATTAGTATTAACAGATTATATAGATAATGTAGATTTATTAACAGGTGGTGTTCCTTGTCAATCTTATTCTCAGTCTGGATTAAGAAAAGGACTAGATGATCCACGAGGAGAATTAATGTATAAATTTGGAGATATGATAAATGCTATTAGACCTAAAATATTTATGATAGAAAATGTTAAAGGATTGTTATCACATAATAAAGGTAAAACATTATTATCAATTATTAAATATTTAAATAAAGATAATTTATATGATGTTCAATATAAAGTATTGAATGCGTTTGATTATGAAGTACCACAAAAGCGTGAGAGAGTTTTTATAATAGGTACTTTAAAAAGCAAAAATATAACTTTTACATTTCCTGAAAATAAAGAAAATAAAGTATTATTAAAAGATGTGCTAAATGATGTGCCTAATTCACCTGGCAATAGTTATAGTAATGAGAAAATAAACCTATTTAAACTTATACCACAAGGAGGGTGTTGGATTAATTTACCAATAGACGAACAGAAAAAATATTTAGGAAATAGTTATTTATCAGGAGGAGGAAAAAGAGGAATATTATATAGACTTTCCATGGAAAAACCTTCTCTTACATTATTATGTACTCCTTCACAAAAACAAACAGAAAGATGCCATCCTTTAGAAGAACGCCCTCTTACATTAAAAGAATATTCTAGAATACAAACATTTGATGATAGTTATGAATTTGTAGGAAGCATATCATCTCAATATAAACAAATAGGTAATGCTGTTCCTGTAAAACTAGCTTATTACATTGGATTAGCATTAAAAGAATCTCTAATCTAAATATTTATCTATACATTCTTTCATAAAATTTATTATTAAATCAGTATTTTCTTCTAAAATCATTCTTATAAGCGCCATACCAATATAATGTTTTATTTCTACTCCGTCATGAATTATATCTTTAATATTACCCATATCAGTTTTAAGTTCTGTAGTATCATTTATATTTCCATAAATACATGTATATTCTGGATGTAATTTTTTAAATTTTGCTAATTTATCCAAATTAGCTTTTTTTGAAGAAGCATTATCAGTATTTGTTCTATTTTTAAGTTCAATAACAATTTTTTTAGAGCGCGATATAATATCTAAACCTGTTTCGTGTCCAATGCCTAAATCTTCGTATTTATCATAATTACCTAGGACTTCTTGCCATATAAGACCTATTTTCATAAGTCTTTGTTTTTCTTTTAGAGAAATTATTTTATATTTAATTGTTTTTTTTGTATCTAATATATCATATGTTAGTTTGTTTTTAACAGATTTTTTTAGAATATTTTTTATAATATCATCTATTTTTTCTAAATATTTTGTTAAATCAAATTTTGAACTCATTATAATAATACTATATAAAAATATATGTTAATAAATATAAAGGAGTGTAATGGAAAATTTAAGCAATACTATTACTGACATAGTTATAGACAATGATAATATGGTAATTACTTATGATAATGCGGTAACAGAGACATTACCAAGAGCATATGAGACATATAAAGCTATGTATGATATGTGGATGGTTAATGAACCAGTGTTTATTTCAGATAAGTTTAAACCAATATTAAATCTTTTAATATTAATAAACTCAGATATTAAATATGTTGATAAATTAAACGTATTTTTTGTAGAAAACAATGTAGAAAATGTAAAGAAATTTTTCATATATATGAGAGGACGTAAAGAATATTTAGCTAAAGAAAAATTAAAATGGACTAGTAAATAAATCTAGTATATAAATAACAATGAAAACATTATTTTATATATTATTATTTTATATAATACAATCACGAGTTGCTGGATATGTTAATATAAATGTCTTGGGAACTGGTTTGTATTTACCATATAGTCTAGGTGTATTAGGTTATATAAAGAAAAATATTAACATACCAGAATATAAAATAACTGGTATATCTGGCGGCGCATGGATATCTTTGATGTATTGTTTAGAAGATGATTTATCAGATTATGAAAAGATATGGAGTTATATAGTTGATGAAAAGGATTATAAAATAGGATTAAATAGACAATTAGGTAATTATATTGATAAGGTTTCAAAAAATCTTACAAAACGTTATAATTATATAGAACCTGATGTTATAAAATCATTACCAATATCTATAATATCAACAAAAATAACTAATAAAATTATACCTAAAAATGTAAAAATAAGTGAATTTGATAATATAGAAGATTTAATAGAGCATTGTTCATGTAGCTCGTATATACCGTATTTATCAGGAAAATCAATTTATAAAAAATATAAAGGTGAATATTTTATAGATGGAAGTATATATGATAATAAAGAATATATTAAAACAGAAGGTATTCCTAATATAGATATTCATAGAAAAATGTGGGGACGTAATTTTGATATTTCAAATATTTTTTATAGCGATTATAAAACATCAGAAAAATTATTTAAATATGGCTGGGATGATACAGAGAAGAATAAAGATGAAATTGAAAGATTAATTGGATAATTAAACTAATTTCCAAACTTCAAAAAAGTTATTATAACAACAACCCCAACCACCTGCTTCTGAATATACTACATTAAACCTTTTATTTTTTAAAACATTATCAATATATTTTTTATGTTCTATATTATAATAATCATTTTCCATAATAATTAAATTAATATTATCTAAAACTTCAGGCATATCTTGTAATATATAATAGAATGCTCCTTCACAGTCTAATACAAGTGTATCAAAAACAATATTATATTTATCATTTAATTCTTGCCAAGTAATTGTATTGACAAATTTGTATCCAGGACGTAATTCATCACTAGGAGTAGTATCCCATCCTTTTTGAATAAGTTTTCTCTTAGATAATGCTGATTCTTCAACATTAAATGACATATTATTAATATCTCTATTATGTTTTAATTGATTGGCAATATCTGAATTAGATTCAAGTGTTACAAAATTATTTGTTTTTAAAATATCAGCAATTACAATAGTATTTCTACCAATATTGCCACCAATTTCTAATACTTTTTCATTTCCTGTTAAAAATTTAATAGCCATTTTTTGTTCTGGTACTTCTTCATTAAATGAACCATAATCAAGTTTATATTTATTATGTATAACTTGTAGTTTATAATCAATATTATCAGATTTTTCTATTACATTATTTGTAATAGTATTAATTTCTATTTCTACTAAATCATTATATTTAGTTTCTATATCATTAATTTGAATAAATATTGATTTTAATATGCCATTATTTCTATCTGTAAAATAATAAGCCCTATTACCATCGCCTTTTGGAATTGTAATAATATCATTTTTTTTTAATAAAGTATTGCATATTTCTGTTACATCTAATTTATTATTTTCAATACCATAAAAAATTTTCATATCTATATTATTAATAATATAAAATATAAAACAACTCTTATATATATTCTATTGTTTTTTTTGGAAAAGGATAAATTAAAACAGTTTTTTCAGTATCATCCCGAAATGTCTTAATCTTCTCTATGATTTCTTGAGCAAAGTTCCACGCCAGTATGATTATAGCAATTGGGCGTTTATCATTTTTAATAACATTGGGTGATTGAATAAGTATATTTGTACCAGCTGTATAAAAATTTTGTTTCATACGGGCATCGTCTACTATATATTCTATATATTGGTGAATATTCATAAAGTTCATTAAAGTCATTCCTTTCGCAGCAGCACCATATGCAATAATACCATAGCCTTCTTTTTTAAGAGTTATTATCTGTTCATACATCCATCTACGAACAGAAAATATATGAGATGTATATTTATCGAGATATTTACAATCTATTTCATCTTTAATATACTCTTGTAAAGTTGTACAATTAATATCACTATCATCTTTTTTCTTCATTGTGAATAAAAATGATTCTCCATGAATTGGTGTTTTACGAGCATTTATGATAGTTAATCCAGATAATTCAGCTGCGCGTTTCATTGAGTTTGCCGTAAAAAAAGATAAATGTTCGTGATAAATAGTATCAAATTCCCCGTTTTTAAACATATTACATTGTGATGTCTGAATATACAACCTTGTTTTAGGACTCATAATATTAACACATTCTTTTAAAAAAAGAACCGGATCTGGAACATGCGCAAGAACATTTTGAGCAACAATAACATCAGGAATTTCCATTTCAATTGGTGCTGTTTCGTGTCCCCAAAAACCCACTTTTACACTATGTCCTTTTGCCAAAGCAATGTCAACAATATTATGTGCTGGATCCATGCCAAATGTTTTCCATCCTCTTTTTTTAAATTCATCTAGTTGACTTCCATCATTACAAGCTAGTTCGAATATTGTTCCGTTATTTATTTTACAATCTTTGATTATATCATCTGCAAGCCATGAAAAATAAGAACATAATGTTTTTGATGTTCCACTGTTGTATTGATATTTTGAAAACATTATTTCTGGTTGTACAGTATAATTTAACTGTGTATGGGAACAATCATTACACCTTGTCAATACAAGAGGATAAGCTTCTTGCTCTTGTGGTGTTTCTACAAAATTATTTGCAAGACAGTATTTACCTAAATTTATAATAACAGATGTTGAATTATTACATACACGGCATGATTTTGTAGGTTGTAATTCTGTGTATAATAGTTCTACCAAACTTTCATTTGTGCATTGAAAATCAAAATTAAATGTTTTTTTGAATTTAGTGCTATCTAAACAAAATCCTTTGTTTTTATCATTTTGTTCATTATCTAAAACAATTTCAGCACCTGTTTTTTTTGCTATTACATTGCCAATCTCTTCAATGGTAGTATTAAATGATGCTAAATTATAAACATTTTTTTCTTCTACAATATGTTTCAAGTTTGGTGTTGAAATTATATTTAATATCGCATTTCCTAAATCAGTCAATCCTAGGACAGCTCTATGACAATCTTTGTTTTGTACATATATTTTATTATCTTTATTAATACTGTCGATCATTGCTATATGAACAAGATCATGTCTCTGGTTTGGTGATATGCCTATTACTGTACCAAATCGCAGACCAATAAATGTACATGCATTATTGTGCATATCTCCAATACATAATTCTCTTTGGTACATTGATTTTGTGTATAAATCTAGATTTTCTGTTTCAATTTTATATGTTTCTGTATGAATTTTATCAACATTATTTTCAAGAATTGCTGCTGACGAAGCATATATAATGATTTGTTTTGATGTAAGTTTTTCGGCAATTGAACAAAAATCATCAACATTTTCTTTCATAACTTTTTCAGGATTTTTACAACATTGTTTTCTCCCAGACAATCCTCCTAAATAGATGATTATATCATGTAATCTTAAAGTTTCTTCCGATATATCACCTCCTTTAATTACAATATCTGTTCTAGTGGATGGTTTGATATCATATCCTTTTACTATATATTGTTGTGATATTAGGTCATACAAATATGAACCGATATATCCAGAACTACCTATAATTGCGATATTCATATATAAAATCTATGAATATGTTTTTATATATCTTTATTTATAAAATTATTTATTGTGTAAGGTATTGAATTTTGCCAATTATTGGATTTATAATTTAACATTTCGTCCAAATTCCATCTATGATGAGAGCCTAATCCTTTGGCAATATCAGACTCTGGTTGTTTTTTGCCAATTTGCTGTTTTCTTTTTATGACCTCATCATTCCAAGGATAAAACCCAAACCATATTATAATTGCATTTGATGAAGAAATATCTGTTGTATTCAAATATGTTCCATGTCGTCCAATGCTATATTGTCCACATGGATAAGAATGAATAAATCTTTTACCACGACATTTTTCATTTACTCTTTGAATTCCTTCAAACAAGTCTTCTAATGTTTTTGGAGAGGTTGATACATCTGATAAAGCCGCTAATTCTTGAATTGAAAAGCACGTATTTTCTGCTAAAATAAGTGGTTCCTTTGTAAACAAGAATTCAGTTGTATTTAAAACAATTTTAGTTCCAACAACATTACGTTCGATATCCATAACCTCCATATCTACATTTTGAGCATCAAAAAAATCATTTCGCGATTGTATTATTTCCCACGCGGGACATATTTCGCGAATGATATCTAATGTTCTATCAGTTGAATTATAATCAATTATAATTCCATGATCAAATATAGATTTATGATGTTTTAACCAAAAAGGTATTAAATATTCTTCATTGTATACATGTGATATAACTGTAAGAACCATATATATCTTCTATTATAATTAAAAATATTATTATATGATAAATTTTACTGTAAAAACAATCTATTAGCTTTTTCATAAGCTTTTTCAGCCATAATATCATGTTTTTTAAGTCTTTCTAGGCGATTAAATTCCTCTTGTTCTTCTTTTAGTGTTTTTTGTTCCATATATCTTTTTTCTTTACTTGATAACTCGCGTTTAACTTTACTATCTCTGTATTTTTCATATTCTTTAACACTCTTAAATTCCTTGCGGTTTTTAATAAGGTCTTCGTCTACAAAACGATTACCATCATATGCTCGCATATAGTCAGTATATGCTAATGATCTTTGTTCAACAGAACTACTATAGTCATCTGGTCTTTTGCCTCCTAATTCAGTAAATTGCATGGATTTAGCAAGAACCAATGGTTCAGGTTCTTTATATTTAACAATAGAACTTTTAGCAACAGGAACATTTTGATTAAAAACTTTATTAAAAGTGCTATTATCTACTTTATCTTTTGAAAAAAGCCTATCTATTTTAATATCATCGCGAATTTTAGAAGACTTGTCCATTATATTTCCATAACCAAAGTCATTTTCATCATCATCTATTTTACATTGTTCAAATGTTTTATTAAACATATCATTGCTTATTTTTTTGTTACCTAAAAGGACTTCTTTTAATCTATTATCAATATCTTGTGAATCATGTGATTCACGTGTATTATAATACTGTTTAGATTGTTGCTTGAGTTCATAATGAGGCTTATCATTATCGCGATTTTTATAATCTTGAGCCATTTTTTTAAAGCATGTCGTCACGATATTAAACAGTTGATTATCGCCACCGTTTTTATCAGGATGAGTAGATAATGCTAGCTCCTTATAAGATTCTTTTAATTCATTCCAAGTAAAATTTTTAGAAAGATTAAATACTTCATATGGATTAATATCTCTAATATCAACATTAGTAAGATCTATTTTTTTACCACTTTGTTTCATTGCAGCATAATATTGCTGATATGTATATTGGCGTGACGATGAGTTACCCATTATTTAATATATAAGAGATGTTAAAATTTTATTATATGATACGCAAGTTACACAAAAATATTATAGACATATAAGAATATTTTATTATAAATTAATAAATATTATAAATAATAAATAATATAAATAATATGAATAATAATAAAAGTATAGGATTTATAATAATAAGACATGTTAGTAGTAAATTACATGATTTATATTGGAAAAAATCTTATGAAAATATAAGAAAATATTATGAAAATAATGAGATTATAATAATAGATGATTATTCAAATTATGAATATATAGATAAAAAATACGAGGAAGAGTTAAAAAATTGCAAAATAATAAATAGCGAATTTAAAGGACGAGGAGAATTATTATTATATTATTATTTTTTAGAAAAAGGAACGTTTGATATAGCTGTATGTATACATGATAGCGTATTTATAAATAAAAAATTAGAAATTGATGATAATATGACAACCTGTAAATTTTTATGGCATTTTGAACACTATTGGGATAATATTATAGATGAAAGGAATATTATAAATAAATTAAATAATTGCGAAGAATTACTTTTATTTTATGATAATAAAACTGAATGGAAAGGATGTTTTGGAGGAATGTCAATAATAAATAAAGATTTTTTAAAAAAAATAGATGAAATGTATGAAATAAAGAGATTACTTCCATATATTACAAATAGAAACTATAGGATGTGTTTTGAGAGAATTATCGCTTGTATAATGGCAAAGAATACAAAAACATCATCTATATTTGGTGATATTAATACATATTGTCCATGGGGATTAGAATATAAAGATATTGAAAGATATAATTATTTACCATTAATAAAGATATGGTCAGGTAGATAAAATACTAATAAATTTTTTTTTATTGATATAAATACATCTTATCTTATATTTAACAATGAATGAAAAAGAATATAAATATAATAATTTTAGGGGGAGATATAAATGGTTTATATATTGCTATTAGGTGTATTGATATGGGTTATAATGTTACCATTATAGAAAAGAAAAAGAAGTTTGGTAATATTAAAAATAATAATTTTACATTTTTTAATAAAAATCATAATATATATATTAATTTATTGAAACGATTTAATATAAAATATAGTAAATATAATTTCAATAAAAATAATAATTTGTTATCATTTATAATGACAATTATAAATAAAAGTAAAATTATACCCAAAAAAATCTTATTATCATTGACATTTAATGAATTATGTGAAAAAATATTATCAAAACAGCTTTTAAAAGATTTTAAAAATTATAGTAATAGTTTTCAAGGTCTTACATCTTTTTTTGATGTAATAAATTCAGTTGATTTTATTGAAATGTTCATAACAGAAGTATGTAATAACAATATTTATAAATTAGATGATAACATAGAAGTACTTATTAATAGAATGACAGATTATTTAATAAATAAAGGAGCATTGCTTATAAATAATACAAATGTTAAAAGTTTCAAATATATTAATAAAAAATTTATACTTAATAATATAATATATACAAGTGATATTTTAGTAGCTACTATATCTAAGAAAAATTTAATTAAATTTACATTCTGGAACGATGATCAATATAATATTTTAAATAACATAACTCAATATAATTTAAATACTTTTGATATTTTAAAATCTTTATCTATTATCAAAAATGATTATATAGAAGATGATTATGAAAATGATGTAAATATTAGAAATAATATATTAAATGATCTTCATATAATATATCCTATAAATAAACAAAACAATAATGAATTATATTTATGGAATACAAATGTCAATAATATTATTATAAGGGAAAAAATAAAAAATCTATATAATCAATATTTTTTATTATGTAGTAATTCATATTCTAAAAATAGTATATTTTTAAATTATGGTTTAGAAATTTTTGATAATAATATACAGCATCTTAATAAGATTTCTAATTTTATTTAGCAATTTACAATAGATTTTAGAGAAGCATCTCCATAACCAGCATCATTTCTATTAGTAATACTAAAATCTTCTAGACTTTCTATAATATCACAATAGATTTGTTTTCTAATAATCATTTGACAACAACAGAATGGTAATTTAATATCATCAGAAGATTCGTTTATTTTTGTAAGAGCAACAAAAATATTGCCTCTATAACTTTGATCAATAATACCAATGCTATTTGCTAACATATAACCAGATTTACTAAGAGAACTTCTTGGTACAATTTCCACATAAAATCCATTAGGAATATTTAATTTAATACCAGTATCATAAAGTGTTGTCTTATCATTGAATTTTTTAGACTCTTTAATAACTGTAATATCATATCCTGCATCACTTACTCTATTTTTAGAAGGAATTATAGCATTTTCATCTGTTTTAAATACTTTAATAGTATCATTTTCGTTATTTTTAATAATATTATAATACCAATTATATA